TTAAGCCCCGAGCGGGGCTTTCTTTTTTTAACAACTTTTCTTGACAATAGCCGCGACTTTTGATAAATTTTATGCAAGGCGTGGTTTATTTATGATTAGATTTAAATTCAACGAAATCAAGACTACTGAGGCGGTCGGTTTGCTTTTAAAAGAAAACGGCGGCAAGATGAATTATATGAAGCTTATCAAATTATTATATCTTGCCGATCGTGAAGCTTTGTCTCGATGGGCAAGACCAATAACAGGCGATTTTTATGTCTCAATGGATCGAGGGCCTGTTTTAAGCAAAGTGTTGGATATAATTAATTCAGGCAAAGCCCCGGGGGTTGATTCATATTGGCATAAATATATTTCCCCTCCCGCAGGTTACGAGGTAGCAATAATTGAGGTCCCTGCTGCCGATGTATTGAGCAAGAGAGAGAGAGAATTATTATTAAGTATTTATGAAAAATATAAACCATTTGATGAATGGGAAATGGTTAAAATTTGTCATGACACATTACCAGAATGGCAAGACCCCGAAGGAAGTTCTATTCCAATTCGAATTGAAGATATACTGAGAGAACTTGGCAAAACTGAGCGGGATATTGCATTGATTGATGATGAAGTATCTGATTTAAATTATGTTGCAGCTATATTACATGCCAATTAATGATCGGCCTTTGGGTTCAGGACCATTATTATCATAGAATTTCCTGAAATGGAAGGAAATTTATGACAAAAATTATGACAGATCATTTTTATCTTCTTCTGTTTGATTTTCCATAAGTGAAATCTCAGGTTGCTTCCGGCTAATCTCGGCAAGGAAGAAAAAGGATTGTTTTTTAGTGAAGGTCACAAAATCGCATAAAATTTTCTTGACTTTTGCGGTTGCCTTGCTTTATTTTAGGAAATTAAGAAGATACGCCTTGCAAGGCCCCTGGCCGGGGGGGTTAAAATCCTAGGAACTGCGCATAGGTGTCGCTGGTAGCCGGTGGGAAGTGCACTCCTGAGTCCTGCCAGTGATTATTGTTTCTCCGATACGGGGATAGGCTCCGCGGAATGCCGGGCCGAACTTAGTGGAAGGAGGGAGGGCGAACAAAGAACGAGGCGTCGACCCTCCCCGATTTTAAGAACCCATAGGGCGGCCAGCCGGGAATCAACCCGGCGAAGCAAGGTTAGCCGCCGATAATCCCTCTCGGAGTGGGGAGAACGGATAAACGGGCGCGTGAGGCATACGAACCAGAAAAAACTCTGCCGGTGTAGCGAGAGCCAATAACCGGATATAACATCGCTGGCCCGATAAATCCTATGGTTAATAAACTTGCGAGTATATAACCTTAGAAATATCAGGATTTAGAAGTTTAGAAAGATAGAAACTAACAATGTTAGAAACAGAAAGGATTATCAGGTTTGTAGAGATACCCATAGGCAAGTGGGCATTAGATGGGCGCTGGTATCCATATGATAATATAGATATGTCAACCGAAGACCAGATCAAGTGGAATAAAGCGGGGGGCAACCTATGCCCATTATATCCCCAACATAATGCATTTTGCAGATGCCACAAGGAATGGAAGCTCCCCGAAGAATACGGTGGGGAGGTTTAAATATGGCCAGACCATCTCCTATAGATGACCCTATAACACGGGAATTTGTTATCACAAAATTAGCTTCTGGCGTGTCTCAGGCACTGATTGCCCGCGCTCTTGGAGTGCATGAAAATACTGTCGGGGCTTGGAAAAAGAAAAAGAGTTTTCTAAGGGATTTAGCTCTTAAGACGATAGAGATTGCTACGGACCCCTTGGAACAGATGCGAAAAACAAACCCCTTGGCCTTTTTAGAGAGGCATCCTGAGTTCAGGGATGATTTTGCTCCCCCTAGACAAAAGCAGCATGTTGAGGGGGAATTAACTATCAATTTCAGGGGTTTTGACCGTGGAAATAAGTCTCCCCTATAACTGGGAACCAAGGAATTATCAACGCTCCATGTTGCAATATATGCGGCAAGGAATGCGAATCGGCGGTCAGCGGGCTGTCTGTGTCTGGCACCGCCGAGCCGGGAAAGACCTGACATCGCTAAACTGGACAGTGTACGCCTCTTGCGAGCGGCCTGGCAACTATTATCATTTTCTCCCCAAAACTAATCAGGGCCGTAAAGTAATCTGGGATGGTAAGGACCGACATGGCAGACCCTTTCTTGATTACTGGCCACCGGAACTAATCTCAGGCGATCCTAATGCCACTGAGATGAAATTGACTACAAAAGTTGGTTCCCTCTGGCAAGTGATTGGCTCAGACAATTTCGACAATGTCATGGGCACTAACCCGGTGGGCGTAGTCTTTTCAGAGTTTTCCCTTCAAGACCCGCGGGCCTGGGATTATTTCAGGCCGATTTTACTTGAAAACAAAGGGTGGGCATTGTTTCTGTTTACGCCTCGCGGCCGAAACCATGCTTACGAACTATACGTTTCCGCTACTTACAATTCTTCCTGGTTTTGCGAACTCCTAACCGTAGATGATACCGGCATTATTTCCCGCGAAGATATTGAGTCTGAGCGCCAGGCGGGTATGTCTGACGAGATGATTGATCAGGAATTCTACTGTTCATTCGAGGCTGCTGCCCCTGGAGCCTATTTTGCTGGGGAGTTAAGGCGGGCCAGGGAGCAGGGCCGGATAACCCGCGTGCCTTTTCAGTCCGGCATTCCGGTTGATACCTGGTGGGATTTAGGGGTTGATGATTCCACTTCGATATGGTTCACGCAAAATGTAGGCCGGGCGATTCATGTGATTGCCTATTATGAGAACCGGGGGGAAGGACTAGAGTTTTATGCCCGAATCCTTAGGGAGAAATTAGACCTATGGGCCGGGGTCTATGGTGATCATTGGGCGCCGCACGATATAACGGTTAAAGAGCTTGGGACCGGCAGGACACGCCTCAAAACTGCTGCCTCCCTGGGCTTGAATTTTCATGTGGCTCAACGGCCAGCCAGGAAAGAGGATGGACATCAGGCAATCCGTAATATCTTCCCCGTTTGCTACTTTGACGAGGAAAACTGTCGCAAGGGATTAGACGGCCTCGCCAGCTATCGCAGCGAATACGACGATAAAAACCGAGTTTATAAGACGCAGCCGATCCATGATTGGGCTTCGCATCCGGCGGATGCTTTTCAAACCCTAGCTCTGTCGCATCGGTTCAAGGAAAGAATAGTGCAGCAGCAAACGGCTCAAGTTATGCAAGGATTACGCACTTCTAGTGGATGGATGGGGATGTAATGAGTCACAAACAAGCAAAAGCAGAGCGCCAGACAGGAAAGCAGGTTGTAGGTGTGATCCAAATAGCGGTACATGCGGACGCCAATATTTCTCTCAACTCGCCGCTTGGGGTTAAGGAAACCTTGATATTTCTACTAAAAGCGACAGCGGTATTGATAGATAATAAGATTATAGACTTACCCCATGCGAATAGCATCTTGTCACCTAACGACTTGGAAAAAGCGAATCAAAATTAATGCTTTGCATAACAATATACAATGAAGGAAAAATAAAGAACATGGACATGCGGGCATCCTGGATATGTGGACACGATCAGCAAGGATGGTCTAAGTATGTTCGTATCGACAAGAAACTTCCGGAACAACTATCACTCGATAGAGATATTACCCCAGCAGTGGATGCTCTAATTAATGATTATTGTATGGGGCAACTCTAATGCCTGAAAAAAATCAAGACGCTCTATTAAAGCTGGCCGCAGAGCGGTTCAAAAATATCTCGACTATCGAGAAAGATGAACGTCTGGCCAAGGATTACGACTTGCGGTTTGCTATTAATGAGGACAACTGCCAGTGGTCCAAAGAGATTAAGGATTTCCGGGAAAAATCAGATCCGCCCCGGCCTTGCATCAGCATTAACAAAATCCCTGAAAAACTGGACGTAGTACAGGGGGAGTTTGAACAGCTTGAGCCGTCTCATAAAGTGCGCCCGATAGATTCTGCGGGCGATCCTATTGTGGCGGAAATTATTGGGGGTTTAATCCAGAGAATTGAACGCACTTCCTTGTCCCGCGCTGCTTATAATCACTCCCACTATCACAACATAATTTGCGGCAAGGGCTGCTGGCGGCACGACATTGTAGAAGACCCGGACGATCCTTTTGTAAGGTCGATAGAAGTCAACTCTATTCCCAATCCCATGAGCGTCTACTTCGGCCCTTGCAAAAAGCCTGACAAGTCGGATGCTTCCTATGTCTTTGTAATGGACTGGATAACTAAGGAAGAATATAAAAAGGAGTATGGGGAAGAGTTCGGGGAATGGCCGGAAGACCAGTATTGGACCGACTGGAAACACCAGGAATTAGGCTATCGAATCGCCGAATACTGGTACAAAGAAATGGTAGATCGTAAGTTCTATCAAATTGAGCGCTCCTTGCGTCCGGGTCTACCCTATAAAATGACAGTCACGGAAGACAAGTTGCAGGAAACCGATGCTATTTTAAAGGAATTAACGGTTAAGCGTCCACAAATCCGCTGGTGCAAGATGCGGGCCGGGAAGGTCTTGGAAGGCCCGTATGACTGGCCAGCACGCAATATCCCGATTTTTGAAGAAGCTGGCATCACTACCAATATTAGAGGTTTTAATCGGTCTCGCGGCAAAGTCCGCAATGCCATAGTGCCGCAGCAGCTTTATAATTACTGGACTACGGCCAACACGGAGTTCATCGCTCTGACTCCAAAAAATCCGCTATTTGCAACGCCTGCTATGTTTCAAAAGCATAAGCATATCTGGGACCAGATGCACGTTAAGAACTTTTCTTATGTGCCGTATGACCCTGACCCTGAAGCTCCGCAGGGCAAACCTTTCCGGGAACCGCCGCCGCAACTATCTACCGCCTTAGTCTCTGAGATGCAGCGGATGGACCATGATATTATGGCGGCAATGGGGATTTATACGGCGAGTCTAGGAGATAAGCGGGGCGAAGAGTCGGGCCGGTCGCTTATTGCTCAACAGAAGCAAGGCAACGTAGGGAGCCAAACTTTTGTAGGCAATTTCACCACAACCTACATTTATTCGATCAAATCCCTGGTAGATTTAATTCCTTACGTTTACGACTCGGAGCGTATCCTGCGAATAGTGGGGAAGGATGGTAAGGAAATTTCCGTGCCCATTAATGCGATGCCTGGTACGCCGCTATTGGAGCAAGTGCCTGAAATTCCACAAAATTATCTCTCTAACCCCCGTATTGGTGTGACCATATTTTTAAACGATTTGACTGTGGGACGATATGATGTAGACGTGTCCGTCGGCCCCAGTTTCACCACACAGCGCCAGGAAATGGTAGAGCAGTTAATGCGAGTAACTGAGATTGTGGCCAGGGCTGCGCCGCAAATGGCTTTGCCGATTGCGTATGCGATAATGGAAAATCTGGACTTGCCTAATTCACAAAAGCTGCTTGACCAGATCAAAAAGGTGATCCCGGTGGAAATTCGAGGCTTAGATGAAGGCGAAGAACCGCCGCAACCCCAAGGTCCACCGCCGGAACTGATGTTGAAGATGGAGGAAATGCAACTCAAGGCCCATGAGCAGCAACGGAAGGACTTTGAAGCGTTTACTAATGCGGTGGCAAAGCTAATGACTGCTGAATCTCAGGAATTGGGCCAGCAGGTGCAGGCGTTTACGGCAGTGGCGCAACAGATGTTAGCGGCAATGCAGCCGCAACCTACTGGAAGCGAGGTGCAATGAAAAAAATCTTCCTATTTCTCTTGATCTCTGCTATCTTGGCTTGCAATGTAGAGGCCAAAAAAGAGGTTAAACCTGACAAGGCTCAAGAAGTGGAGAAGCAAATTAACGAACTGCTTACTAAAAACAACCTTACCCTGGACGTGATCGGGGTATTTACTATTAACGGCAATCAATTCCAGATTCGGGTAGTTCCCAAACCTGAAGAAAAGAAAGAAAAGGGGAAAAAATGATACCGATCATAGATTGGAGATTTAAATGTCCAAGGGGTCATATAACACATAGTACTAGTGGTAGGCGTCCCATTAAATGTGCCGAAGAATTATGTGACAAAACGGATTTGCAACAACTTGAAAAACCTATAGTAAAGAATCAACATGGCCATTTACGGGTGTTTCATGAGCGGTGTTTGGTGAAACCTCCCAAAATCGAAGAAGTTAGCAAGGGCGGCATAATTATCCCCTTAATGGGCCGCAAACTGGACACCTATGAACTGCACAAAGTTCGATTCATTGCTGCCGGGACCGGCGCTTTCAGGGAAAATGAAGGGGCCAGACCTGAACCTGGGGCAATGGTCTGGTGTGCTTTGGATAATGCGGTGACATATCAGGGTGCAGACGGCGAAGATTATGCCTTTGTCCATGACAAGGCGATATTTAGCGAGGTTGACGAAAGTGTGACCATTGAAACGATGTTGCGGGCCAATCCGCAACGGGATTTTATTCCTTAATATGATCGACACCCGCCAAATCCTGAAAGCCGTGATTCGCTCTTTGCGATTCCTGGCATCTTTGCTTGAGAAAGTGGAGCGGGGAATACAGATATGAGATGTAATGTATTAATAACTAATGAAATAATTGGCAATGAAATGCTATATTTGTTAGATAAAGCATTGGATAAAGAGATCATATATTTTTATAGCAAAACAATCAATTTGACAACTAACGAATTTATAATGCCTTTAGAAGACATTACATGCAATTATTTAATGCCGATAGTATTAGAAGCAATGGAGTCTTTTAAGAAGAAAGAATATCTGTTTAGTGGCAATAGAATAGAAAGTAAACCAAGCATCGATCGCCTTCAGATGCTATATGGTATATTTAAAATATCAATAATAAGCAGTCATGATATAGTTTCAAAAGATGAATTAATCAGAATAGATATTGGGACATATAAAAGTTTAATTAAATAATTCGGCCCCTGCCCTCCAACTGAACGGCGGGGGCAACACCGGAACGGCTTTACGAAGCTCTCCTGGTCAAAACGACCGGGAGAGCTTTTTTTATTTCAACCCAGGAGGCACAGAAAATGCCTGAAGATGCAATCATTGACAATCTGGATCAGGATATTCAGACTTCCGAAACGGAAGGCACCGGCGAACAGGCCGCAACCCAAACCGACCCGGCTGTATTAGACCGGGCGCGACTGTATGGCTACAAGGAAGGGGACGCTTATAAAGGCGCTCCCGAAGATTTCAAGACTCCAGAACAGTTTCTTGAAATCATGGACAAAAACATACCTGTAAAGTTAGAACGGCTCCGCTATCTGGAGCGTTCCGAGTCCCAGCTTCTCAAGAAGTGGAAATCCCAAATGGAGAAGTTGGAAAAAACACTTGGAGAATTGGCTAAGGGCCAGAAAACGGCGGATCAGGAACGGGCAGAGCGGCGGTTGCATACCTTAAAGGCTCAACAGCAAGAAGCCCTAGACATGGGCAACTTGGAAGAAGTCAACCGCCTGGCCGGGGAAATCAATAAGGCTACACCCGCCAAAGAAGAACCGGCGATGCCTGAAAGTCAATACTCCGACGCAGAAATTGCCGCCTTTAATGAATGGGCTGCATCCCCCGACGTTGCTTCCTGGATTTACAGGGACCAGGAAATGACTCTGGAGGCTATAGATTATGCGGATCGCCTTTCCCAGCAAGGTATTGGCGGCGCACAGCAGCTTCAAAAAGTAACCGAACGCATGAAGCGTCTCTTTCCAGAGCGTTTCGTAAGACAAAAAACCGAAACTAACGCCCCCGGCATTACCAAGCCTGGAGCCGGCAAGGAGACTCCGGCGGTATCGCTCGGCGATCAGGATTATGAAGCATACAAAGCTGCGCGACAGGCAAGGAGGGGTTAAGGGAGCGTCATAGGAGATACCTAAATGGCTGATATTTGGAGTCACCCCACATGGTTTGCGAAAGAAACCATGATGCAACTGGAAAACTATATGCTTGCGGCAAACCGCGTTCATCGTGGGTTTGAGGAAGAATTTAGCAAGCTGCAAAACGGCTGGAAGATCGGCGATACGATTTCCATCAAAACGCCGTCTTACGCCCGCGTCGTGGACGGACCGGACCTTACCGGCAAAGTTCACGACTTTTACGAATCTACTACCACCTTCCAAGTTGACACCTGGAAATCCCATGCCAAAGATTTCACCGCGCAGCAAATGACCTGGGATTTGGACAGGGTGCAGGAACGGATCATCGACCCGGCGATTTTAGCCCTGGCTGACTACATTGACCGGGATGTATTGGGACAGTATAAGTATATCGCTAACCAGGTAGGAACCCCCGGACAGCAGCTTAACGACTGGCTCACCGTGGGTCTGGCGGATGCCCGCCTGACTAACCTGGCCTGCCCCCCTGGAGAACGGTCTCTGTTCGTTGACCCGGTGACTAAGGTCTACCTGGCTAGCCAACTCAAGGGTGTCTTTCAGCAGCAGATGGTGGGGACGGCGATTCAAAAAGCGCAATTTCCTAGCCTGTACGCCGGGTTTGACAGCTTCGTTTCCCAAAACGTCCCCACGCATACGCCGGGAAGTTGGGCGGGGCTTGGTACGGTCCTGATTGATGACACTGTGGCCGATGAAGATACCAACTTCACTCTGGATCAGAACGGCGCTGGTTCGGCCCTTACCGTGAAAGCCGGGGATGTGTTCACCGTAGCCAGCGTCAACGCCGTCAACCCGGTGAACGGGACCACCTTTGGCGAGAATCGGCAGTTTGTAGTTACCGCTAATGGGACTTTTGCCGATATAGGCGGTGGAAGTTTTGAACTGACCCCCACTATTTGGCCGGGTACGGCTCCCTGGAATCTGCGGAGTTCTACCGCTGCGGCTGCCAAACTGCCTTACCAGAATATCGACACCCTGCCCGCCAACAATGCGGCGGTATCTATTCCCGGCACGGCCAGCACCGCCTACCGGGTGCCTTTGGCCTTTCATAAAAACTGCATCTCTCTGGCGATGGTGCCCATTGTGGTTCCGCCTTCCGTAGTTTGGAGCCGCAGCATGAGCAAAAACGGCTTTACCTTTACGGTTATGCGGGGCCTGGAGAGCATCTTGACCCTGAACGAGGTGATTCGTTTTGACGTACTTTACGACCTCAAGGTTATCAACCCCGACTTGGGCTGTCGGATCGCTTCGGCGTAACCGGGCCAAAAGGAGGGCTAAACCATGAAGAAAAAACTGTTTTCCTTCGCCTGGCTACTGATGGTCTTGGCTATGGCCGGGACCGCCTTTGGCGGGTTGAATGACCGGGATTCCGGGATTAACCTGACTGTTGACAACAAGATTGAGTTGCCGCAGATCAGCGCCCCGGCGGGCAATCCCAAGAACAACACCGGCTGGCTCTATGTCAAGGATTCTTCCGGGACTACTAAGCTCTATTTTGAAGATGATGCAGGCACGGTGCATGACCTGATTACCGCTGCCGGTGTCACCTTAGACGGGGCTTATGATTACGGCGGGGCAGGTTCAGGCCGGGCCGTGACGGTAGATTCCGGGGCGATTACCCTGACTAATAATGCCGCTGATAACAACGGCGTCCTGGAAATCACTAAAAACCCTGTAGGGGCACAGTCCGGCGCTGGCTTGTCTGTGACTATGGGGGCGCAAGCGTCCGGTGCTGCCCTGTCATTTACTAACACCGGCTCCGGGAACGACATTACCGGGTCCGGGGGCACCTGGAGCGTAACTAAGGCCGGGGCCATGACCGTGGCCAGCATCACGCATACGGGGCTATTTACTACCACCGGAATCACCAGCACCGGGGCGGCGGTTAACCTTAACGCTAACTCCAACTATGCTACTAACCTTAATACGGGCACTTCCACCGGCGCAGTTAGCATCGGCGGGGGCTTAGGGACTGTGGCCGTCAATTCGTCTACCTGGGATGTTTCTACCGCGGGGGCATTCACCGGCGTAACCGGCATTACCATGAGCGGGAATATGACCCTCGCTAATGGCAATGCTATCCGGGGTTCTGCCGTTTCCGGGGAAACCCTATCAATCCAGGTTTATGATAACGACACCGGCCCCGGTTATAAAGACGCCATTCTTTTAACGAATGGCAATACCCCGGCTATTGCTATCGGTGACGGCAACCCCACTATAACGATCAACTCTGCGGATTGGGATATTTCCGCTACCGGCGACATGACCGGAATCGGGGCCGTGACTATGGATGGCCTCTTGACCGGCACGCTGGGGGCTACTATCACCGGCGCAGCGGTTAATCTGAACGCTTCCAGTAACTTTGCGGTTAATATCGCTTCCGGAACATCCACCGGCACCATAACTATCGGCAGTGCCGCAAACCAGACGATTAATGTCGGTACTGGGGCGGCTGTCAAGTTGGTAAATGTAGGGTCAACTAATACTACTTCCACCACGACTATCAATTCCGGGTCTGGTGGAGTAGGTATTAACGGCAGCAACAATCAGCCTACTAATATCAACACTGGTACGTCTACCGGCACCGTGACCATCGGTAATGCTACCGGCCCGGCAGTAGTAACCGAAGTGGGCACCTACACTGTAAACCATGACGCTGCGGCTATGACTACGGGGGTCGGCACGGGGACCACTACCGGGACCATAACCATCGGCGGCGCTGGCAATCAGACGGTGCATGTCGGCAACGGCGCAGCTAACAAAACCGTGAATTTGGGGAGCAGCACCGGCACTTCCACCACGACTCTCCTATCCGGCTCCGGCGGTATTCTGATAAACAATAACAATAATCAGAATGTGGGTATTTGCACCGGCACGTCTACCGGGACTGTTACCCTGGGGGCTGCCGGGTCGTTTGTGACCGTGGCGGGTACTATCACGGGGGCCACTCCCCTGATCTTTGATGGTAATACCGCGGATGCGAATCAAACTTCTCTGGCCGTGGCCGATCCCACCGCAGATCGGACTATCACCCTACCTGATTACACTGGCGGGGTGCCCCTGGTTATTGCCCAGAGCGCCACGCAGACCTCGCAAGCTGGCGCAGGTACTGCGGATGTGACCGGCTCCAGTCTGTCTATGGCTTCCGGTTGGTTTAGCGCCACCAAAACCTTACGCTACACCCTCACCGGGACCAAAACCGGCGCTAATGCGGCTATGGTCGTCCATCTTTATCTCTTGGATGCCCAGGTAATGAGTCTCACTGCATCGGACGCCGCTGCCGGTGACTGGACGGCAACCTTTGTCGTGCATGAGTATACCGGCACGGCTAACCAGAAGATCACCGGCACGCTCCAAGTAAACGGTAAGGTGAGCGTGGTGGATTATGCTGCTGCTACTAAGAACATGGCAGCGGGGGCTACTACCATCAAAGCCCAGATTCAAAGCCAGAATGCAGGCGATACCGTGACTAACGAGTACGTTAACATTGAACATTGGGTTAAATAATCTACCGGGGGAGGCTCCGGCCTCCCCCGCCTTCTTGGAGGATATATGAAACTTAAAAAGCATCGGGGACGGCCATTCGGTCCCACCTTTGCCTATCACCGGGAACATGGGGATGTCCTCTTTACCGATGAACAGCTACTCATTGAGGCCCTGGAGTCGGGGGAGTGGGGCGAGGCCCCCTATGATATTCCCGAAGTTGCAGACCAGCAGCCCGATGAAGACTTAAAACCCTGGCAAAAAGCCCAGGCCGCAAGGAAGGCTAAGAAAGAGGCCAAAGGGGACTAAATGGCTCTCACCGTTCGCACTGCCCAAGATTTAGTAACTGCGGCTTTGGAGGATTTAGGCCGGGTGAATATCGGCGATTCCATTGAAGCCGGGGAACTGCATCAGGCATTTTACCGGCTCCAGGACATGATTGCTGAAATAGGGTTGCAAATTGCTCCTAACGTGGTGGTGGAGTCTTTCTCAATGATAGCAGGGACTTCTACCTATACCATCGGCGAGTCGGGAGCGCCTACCTTGAACACGGTGCGCCCGGAAGAGGTTATATCCGCCTATGTACGATCTTCGGGGGTTGACTCCGATGTGGAGATTATCGGGGAAAATGCTTACGCCGGGATTACCGACAAGGCTTCGCCCGGTATTCCCCTGAGCCTCTGGGTAAAATATACCTCTCCAAATGCAACCTTTGTTCTCTGGCCGGTGCCTGATTCCACGGATTCACTATTTTTTGTCTCCAGGAAACCTCTGAACGAACCGGCAGCATTAGGAGATAACTTGGTTTTAATAACCGCCATTCCCCGGAACCTCTTTAATGTTCTAAAACTTAATCTCATGGTGGAATTAAGCGGCAAAAATGCTGATCCGGCGCTATTAGCCAGAGCACAGCGGGCCTTAAAGGGTGCTGTAAGCCTTAATATGGCCCGCCAAGTGGAGCCGGTGGGCTTAGAATGGGGCCGGGTGCGCCGGGGTACGATCTATAATCCGATTGGGTAGGGAGCAATAATAATGCCAATGACTAAGAAGGGTCGTGAAATCATGGCTGCCATGAAGCAGCAATATGGCGAAGAGAAAGGCGAGAAGGTTTTCTACGCTTCCCGCAATAAAGGCACTATTACCGGCGTCGATAAGGGCCAGTCTTTTACTGTGAAGGACGGCAAAATGAAAAAGGGAACCAAGGTGCCGACAGAAAAAGAGGAAGAGGAAGAAGATTAACCCATGCCCATAATCCCCTTCATCGGCGGGCACTACCAGGGCCGCAGCCCTAACGTCAATTCCCAGGAAACGATTAACCTTTTCCCGGAGTTGGACCAGGAAGGCGGTAAGGCAATTATGGCCTTGGCAGGGTCTCCCGGCCTTCTACATCGCTTTACTTGTGAGGCGGATACGGAGGTACGCGGCTACCGAGTCGTAGGGGATTATCTCTATGTAGTGCAGGGAAACAAGTTGTATAAAGTGGATAAACTCTTTAATATTACTACCTTAAAAAACAGTCTCGGTTCCCTGGGGGAGACTGTTTGGATGGAAGATTGCGGCACTTATTTGATGATCGTAGACGGAGCTAACGGCTATTATCATCAAATCGGTATGGATAATCTGCAAAAGATCACGGACCCGGAATTTCCCATACCTTCATCTTTGACCTACCAGGATAGCCGCTTCATTGTTTCCGCCAAAGATACAGGCAATTTTTACCAATCCGCCTTGAAAGACCCGACAAATTGGAATGGCTTAGAATTTGCCCAAGCTGAGGGCCATTCCGATCCGTTATATATGGTCCTATCAGACCATCGAGAACTCTGGCTTTTAGGCAAATATACTACGGAAGTTTATCAAAACACCGGGGGTGCTGATTTTTCTTTTTCCAGGGTAGGCGGCGGATTCATTGAGTGGGGCATTGCCGGTCCACGGGCGGCTTGCAAGCTCGATAACGGGGTTATGTGGCTGACTGATAAAGGGCAGTTTGTGCGGGCCTTATCATACAATCCTCAGATTGTCTCTACCCGCCAAATCGAATATATGATTAGCAAATACAGCCGGATGGACGATGTAATAGCTTTTTCGATGATCTTTGAGGGTCATGCTTGGGCTTGGTTTACTTTCCCAAGTGCGGGGATTACTTGGATTTATGACGCTTCAAGTCAGCTTTGGCATGTGCGCCACTCATTTAAGACCGCGGGAGATACGACGCAGGGCCGACACCGGGCTAACTGTGCAGTTTTCTTCAATAATGAATGGTTAGTAGGCGATTGGACAAACGGCAAAACCTACGCTTTGAAATCCGATGTTTATGATGATGACGGTGAAGCAATCCGGGCGGTACGTACCGGCCAGGTAATAGAAAACACTAAAGACCCCCGGCGCTGGGCAGTAGTCAACCGCTGTGAATTAGACATGGAAACCGGCGTAGGCACGGCTACGGGCCAGGGTGAAGACCCGATGGCTATGCTTCAGTTTTCCAAGGATGGGGGCCATACCTGGGGCGTAGAGCGGTGGAAATCTATGGGCAAACAGGGTGAATATGATAAGGAAGTTTACTGGAACCAATGTGGACGTTATCGGGCAGTGATTCCCCGGATAATCATCACAGACCCGGTGAAACGGTATATTTCCGGGATGCGGCTTTACATAGATTGGGAGGAATGAGAAATGGCCTTAGCCAGAAACATGCTATTCGCCGGTCTTGCAGATAATCAGCCTGAAGACCGTTCTATGTACGATATGATGCCTAATTTCTTATTGGGCCTCCTACCCCGATCATATTTAGGCGGCTACGGTGAATCTCAATCCCCTTGGGAATATGGAGGATACGGCTTAGAACCACCTGAACTTCCTGACTATTCTCAACTGCTGCGGCAGGATTTTGGCATGTTTCCATTTTTTAGAAACTGGCGGAAAAATCTGGGTTCCCCGGTTTCTTCTTATGGGTCAGGGGGGTATGAGGGGACATAAAATGATCCGCCTCCGTAACCTCCCTGAACTATCAGCTAAGGAACTGCCCAGGGCTTTCCTGTATTGGCTGACAGACGTGCTTACCCGGATGAATAATAAGCTTGATACGCTTTCTGGGGGCACGGTAGGGAATTTCACGGACATTATTGCTGGTGGAGAAGTGGCGGATTCAGGGAAAGCGAAGCCGGGTGGGGTAGTAGTGGGAACCTCAGATGCCCAGACATTGACTAATAAAACCTTAATAGCTCCCTATATTGCCGACTTTACGAATGCCCAGCATGACCATGAGGACGCAGCCGGGGCGGGCCAGCTTCGGGAAGAAGCGTTAAATCTTAGAGATGTTACAATCAATAATAGCAGTATTACCAAGCATGGTTTTTTTCCTAAACTGCCAAACGACGCTATGCAATTTATTAACGGTGTAGGCACATGGGTTAGCAAAACCATCTATGTCCCGGCAAGTATCACCGTAAATACGGGGACACCAGCAGGCGGAGTAAATGTCAGTCAGACTCAAGTTCCCTTTGACGGTAATGTCTATCAAGTTGGCGAAGTTGTCGGGGTTCCCGGATTTAACATAGAAATAGCTTTTACCAGCGTTATAAAGTTTGACATGATAGTATTAAGGGCTGATTATGATGGATCAAACAGTCATTTTTGCGGCATTGATATTTACAATTATAATTCATTAAGTTGGCAGCAAGCAGCGGTCCTCCGGCATACATCTACCTTGTATGATTGGTACACATTAGCTAACGTGAACAATGTAAATTATGTTGACGGCTCAGGAAATGCGAAAATAAGACTTTATCATTATTCAAATGGAAATAATGCCCATAATGTCTATATTGATTATGCAGCTTTAATAAGCAACATAGGATGGTAGATGTTGACCAGTGACATTCTTATCCGTCCCGCAGAAATCGGGGATATACCGGACCTCATGGACTCCGGGCGGCAATTTTACGAATATGCGGAGTTGGAAGGCAAGGGGCTAAACTTTCATCCGGGTCGTTTTTGTGAACATCTCTATACCCTTATGGAAGGCCGGTTACGTTGCTGTTTTGTGGCTGAAAAAGACGGCGAGTTTTGCGGGTCCGTGGCCGGGAGCGTAATAACCTGGTTTCTGGACAATTCGCAATACGTCCTAACTGAACACTGGTGGTGGGTTTTGCCGGAATATCGCAAAACTGAAGCGGGAAAGATGTTGCGCCAGCAATTACGGGCCTGGGGCCAAGAGCAGGGAGTTGAGTTTATCTTAATGAGCGCCTTTCCTGACAAACGGGACAAGGCTATCGCCAGAATGTACCGGGGAGACGGCCTTGAACCGTTTCAACGGACTTTTCTGGGGAGGTTGGGCTAATGTCTTGGATTGCTCCGGTTATGGGAGGGGTATTGGGCGGTGGCGCTTCTTTGGCTGGCGGGTGCATGGGCAGTGATGCCGCTGGTAATGCTGCCCGCGCCCAAGCCCGCGCTGCGAATTATGCCACTCGAATGCAAGTGCGGATGTTCAACCGTGCGAATAAACTTTTGCAGCCCTGGCGGGCTAAAGGTGCCTGGGCTTTGCAAGCCTTGCAAAATCGGCTTCGGGAAGGCCCTATGGGACCGTGGGCCTATAAAAAATCACCCGATTATACCTTCCGTTTGCGGGAGGGTATGAACGCCCTGGAATCAGATGCCGCTATGCGAGGGATGTTAGAAAGCGGCCCGACGCTTAAAGCCTTAACAAAATATGCCCAAGACTTTGCTACCGGGGATTACCAGAATTATCTCAATCGGTTTTATCAGAAATTGAACCCTTATATGTCTTTGGCGGGTTTAGGCCAGACTTCCGCCCAAAGCAGCGCCAACACTGGGGCTAATTACGCCGCTATGATCGGCAATAATATATCCCAGGCAGGCCAAGCCAGGGCCAGCGGGTACATTAACCAGGCTAACGCTATGGGCGGGGCATTAGGCGGAATTTCTAATAATCTGCTAATGATGCCGTTCCTTTATCAGTATATGAACCGTGGCCAAAATCCTATAGGGTCTTCCGGTTATCCTATAGGTTCAAATGACTTTTACGATTGGATGTATAGTTCAGGAGGATATTAAAGATGCCAGTACCTCCTTTAATTCCGCCGCAGCAGCAGACGAACCCTTTAAATATGCTAATGCTCATGGCTACTCTTCAGGACCGCGAGGCTGAGGGTGAACTGCGCCGGGAACGGATTACCGAACTGAGACGGCAGCGGGCGCAAGAAGCGGCATTAGGGCAGGCTTTGCAGGGATTGGATTTCACTAAAGGCCCTACGCAGCCGGGCATGGCGGAAGTAGCTAAGGCCGATCCAAACAAGGCCCTGGCGGTGGTTAATATGTTAGGTGCTCGCCAAGAAGCCTTGCGAAAAAGTGCCTTGGATAATCCTAAACTCTATGAATTTGGTGTCCAGCAACTTCAAGCACTTAAAGGCAATCCCCAGGCTGCAATGCTTTATCCTAAACTCCGGGCAGGATTAGTGCAATCAGTTCCACTTTTAGAATTGGTTCTACCTTCAGAATATGATGAAGGGTTTACAGATCGGGCAAGTGCGGCTGTGATGCGAATGAAGGGGCATGGATTGCCGCAGTTTAAGACCGGGCAAGTCGGTGAAACGGAAGTGGGTGGGGTGTTTGACCCCTTAGCTCCCCCCGATAAGAGCTTTAGTCTGATTCCGGGCCTGGGGGGGCCGAAACATAAGGAAGATAAAATCTTATATATAGACCCCGACAATTCTGCAAGGTGGGCTTACGGAGATAAAAACTCGCCTCCATTTCCTGGAGCAGTTCCCAAGGATGCGGCAGCATTAGGTATTTCCACGCCGGAAGGTGCTACATTGATGAATGCTAAAGCGTGGATATTAGGCGCTAAATCTATGACATCATTCCGGGGACTAGAAAAAGGCAAAGTTGCTGACATGGCTTATAATGCCGGTTTTGACACACAAGACATTGCAAGTATTCAGAGTAATTACAAAGCATTGAATACAGCAAAAACAAGGCTCGCTGGTCAACAGGCATTAATCGAAGCCTTTACCAATAATGCCCGTCTGAATATTGATTTAGGAAACAAACTATCTGAAGGTGTAGATAGGTTTGGTTCCCCTGCTGCCAATGCCTGGCTGCAATGGTTTCAAGGAAAAATCATGGGACAAGAAGTCCCAATGAACCAAGATGTTAAGGCATTTCAGGCGATAGTGGGACCGACTGCCAATGAATGGGCCAAAGTAATGACTAGTGCTACCGGAGCGGGCGGCGTGGTGTCCGATACTGCCCGAAAAGAGGTTTGGGATTTGCTCAATACAACGCTAAACAAAAGCCAGTTTAAGAATGTTGGCGCTGTTATGCAAATGGAGTTAGAAAATAGGGCCAAAGGGATTAATATGGAACATCAACGTATTCAAAACGATATAAATACTGTGACGAAATATGTTGATGATAAATTTTCTACTGCTTTTCCCCATTTGGTTAAGGAAAACAAGGTTCAAAGGCCGGATATTATTGGGGGAGGGAAAAAAGGAGGGGAAACGAATAAACTATCTTCTGAAGAACGCCAGGCTTACGATACCAAACTGTCCCAAGTCAAAGCAATGTCGGAAAGTCCGCAAAAGCAGAAATTATTGCAGCAAATGCAGGAATTAGGCAAAAAGTGGGGTATTGAATAAGTGTCTAAATTCTTACAAGAATTAGCTTATGCTGGCTCCCCTTATGTCGGTCAGGCAAATTTGGTGGGCATGGATACCGATTTCATGTCTTCATTTGATGAAATGGCTCATGATTACTTTTCCCAAACCGGAAAAGAACTAAAAATCGGTGATGCCTGGCGGTCTTATGATACTCAGGCGGAAGCCTACCGAACCAAACCGAGCTTGGCGGCTCCCCCCGGCACTTCTCGCCATGAGATAGGCATGGCTATGGATTTAGACACAGATCAGGCTAACGAACTTGCCAATATGGGACTTTTGGAAAAATACGGTTTTCATCGGCCCATGTTAGGACAAGGAAAGAGCGGCAAGAACGAACCTTGGCATATTGAAAGGCGGGATTTGAATAAGGAAATGACTGTTCGGGCCGGAGCTGCAAAACCAGATTTTATGTCTGAGCTAAATTCCATTGGGTCTTCGGTCATTACCAAGGACTTTAGCCAGGAATTGGCAGGGATTGATGCTCAATCTCTGCAAGCCCCCCCCGAACCGTCTTTGAGCGATCCGACTTCTGAATCTCTATCTATGTTTTCAGAAGGGGCAGGACCAGCCGCTAAGATTGCCGGGGGAATCGCAAACGCTCCTTTTGTGCCTCTGGAATGGTTGATGAAAACTGCAAGCCAGAAAACTATCAGGCCCCTTCTTGACCTATCCTTTCCAAAAGCCACGGAAGAGGAAAAGGAGATGATTACTGGTGGGGCGGCGCTTGTCGGTTCCTTGGCCGCGGCACCAGGATATTTAAGATTACTTGGAAAAGTTCCCTCAATAGTGGGGGAGTGGGCCGGAAGCAAACTGGCCCCTCACCTTTACGAGAGTGCGCTAAAAATCCCTCCTTCCGTGCCTGCCGATATTCGTAACCGGGTAGTCCAGACCGGCATAGAAGGGGCATATTTGCCTAATAAGGCGTCTCTTGCCAGACTTGAAAAAGAAGGCGCCCGGATCGGCACCGACATAGACAAGATGATAGATGAAGGAGCTAAGGCCGGGAAAGTAATAGATTTTGAAAAAGCGGCAAGCAGACTTGAAGATTTGAAGGATTACTATAGGGGTATGCCCGATCCTACCGGATACCTTCAGAAAATAGATGAAGCTAAGGCAGGGATAATGCAATATCGAGGTCAAACTATCCCCGTAGATGTGGCGCAGACCATGAAAAAACGTCTATATCAGGTTCAGAAAGATGCCTATGGTGAAATGACTAATTTGTCAAGAGAATTTGATAAAACCTTGGCGCGGGGCCTGAAAGAAGAACTTGAAAAGCAGTTTCCGGAACTTCAACGGCTTAATAAGGATTGGGCGGATAAAATCAATCTTAATGAAGTCTTAGAGAGATCGGTTCACCGGATCAGGAATTACGAGGTAATCAGATTAGGCGATATTGTGGCAGGCGGCGTGGGCGGAGCGGCACAGGGCACCGTGGAAGGAGCAGGGTTGATGTTTTTGGTGAAACGAGTTTTAGACTCACCTATAGTTAAAGCACGTTTGGCCATAGGTTTAGACCGTGCCCATAGGCTAACCCGTTCAAATATTGCGGGTAAACCGCTAAATTTGCCGGAGGAGCCTTAATTTTTTGGGTAATCGGCGAGGTCAAAAGATCGCCAAACATCCCCAATAAGGTTTAAGGCCCACAAAATGGCGAAAATGATAAGCAGAATTTTCATAACTGAGAAAATAAATATTCTTTCCCCAAAAAGCAAGGAGTATTATCAATGAATTACCGGCGCTTGTTAATTCCTTTGATTGCCCTGGTTATCCTGGCTCTGGCCGGGGTTTCCCAAGCCGTCCGGGTAGGGACTTACCCTAAGTTTTCCTACAAGAAAGCAGACGGATCGCCTGCTTCCGGGTACAAGCTCTATACCTATGCAGCGGGGACCAGCACCCCAAAAGCGGTCTACACGGATCAGGGATTGACTACGCCCGCCAGCAACCCGGTAATATTAGATTCTAACGGCGAGGCCCTGTTCTACTGCTCCGGCTCCTATAAGTGGAACCTCAAGACCAATACAGACGGCGCAGTCTCCGGCTGGCCGGTGGACAATATCAACGGTGTCGAGTGGGTTACTTCTACTAACGTAGTCCTGGCCGGAAGCGATATTGACGGGGCCATAGCCACCATCGGCGCAGCTTACAAGACATTAATCGTAGATCAGGCGGTTACGCTCACTTCCAATATTCCTGCAAATATTCAGTTATGGGTTACGCGGGGATCAGCCTCCGGCCTTATCACGGTCCCTACGGCTACATCTTTAACTATTGGTTCTGTCGGCGAGATTGCTGGCCCTTACAAGGTATTCAATCTCCAGGGTACAGCGGCGATTACTTATTCCAATATTACGCAGCCCTGGGGGGAATGGCTGGGGTGCATCGGCGACGATTCCACGGATAATGCAGCGGCTCTCAATGCCTCTATGTTGGCAGTGAAGAACGGCGGTAAATACGGCTGGGTAAAACTCAGCACGGGTACTTTTCGTTTTAACGCCTCTACGGTAAACCGCCATAAACTGGTGGGGTTGAAAGGTTCCGGCCCTTCTACCATCCTAAAGCCCACCGGGGCCGTGGATTTATTCACCAGCTATGAGGATATATACAGCGGATCAACCGACTTCAACATGCGGGACTACGATAGCGACTATACCGTGGATATGTCCGCCAATGCCAATAATATTAAATGGTTCTATTCTGCCCATGAATTTATCCGGCTGCGGCTTAAAGATATTACTGTCTGGCATAATCCAGCTACGACTCAGATCGGTTTTCACCATGTAACTAACTCTGGGACGCCCGCCAGGGCTTATGATATTAAATTCGACGGCGTAGACATGCGGGACTGTAATGCCTCCACCGGGGCTTATTATTTCCAATGGACCGGGGGTACTGCATCAGACAATAGCCTGCATTTTACGCAATGTCACTGGCGGGGGACCATGAAGCGTCTGGGCACCTTCCATGCGGTCAAAGATTTCAAGGTTACTCTCTGCAAGGCATGGAATGCGGTCAGTAGTCCCGTACTGAAGAATGGTACGGGCGGAAGCGGCGTAGCTTTCATGTTTGGCGATGCTGCGGTAGGAGAACCGCACCGGGCAATTAGCTTAGATCACCTATGGATGGAAGGGATTGATGATACCCTTCATATTCCTATTGTCCTCTGGTCTCATACATCGTTACGGGGCATTCTCAAGATGTACGGCACGACGCCCCGCGATTTCAGCCTGGCTAACATGCTGGTGCCCAATTATAACCAGCAATTCACAGCGACCTATGTCAATGCGACTACGGTTACGGTATCCGGGGACCAGACCAGCAAATTTCTCAAAGATTATAAGGTGATGTTCCTTGGAGCAGATGGTCAAATATATTGGTCAACGTGTGCTTCTGACAGCACTTTCGGGGGCGTGAATACTACTATCGTTGTATCGGCAGGTGTGGTGCCTGCGGATGTGACTAAGATTGTACGGACGCATGATTATAATCCTGCTACATACAATAATAATCCAAACACGATTATCGATGCTTACAATGGCTTCTGGAGCTATAGCTTTAACGCCTCTCAAGATGTAATTGCGGCTCGAAACGTGGAGGCAGGGCAAAGTTCTAAAGTAACACGTCTTAATGGACAGGAAGTGAGCATTAAGGCTGCAACCGAGTTAACTACTATCGCAGCGGCAGCTACAACAGATACTACCATCACCATCCCGGCAAATGCGATGGTCCTGGGCGTAGCAGTACGGGTGACTACGGTCATTCCCACCGCGGCTACTTTTACCGTGACCGGGGCTACCAGCGGTACGACGTTTAATACCGGAGCTAGCGTCTCGACTGCTGCGGGCACAACTAATAAAGGCACGGCTAACTGTCCATATAACAATGGTACGGCCCAAGCGATTAGGATTACTCCGAACGTAGCCCCGGCAGCAGATACCGGGCGAGTTCGGGTGACTATTTTCTTTATCGATATTACAGCGCCTACTTCATAGGAGGATATGACAATGGCAGGTTCAGCGGTATTTTCTTTTAAGGAAGCCCAGGACGGCAAGTCTGTTGAGTTGACCTGGGTATGCACTACTGCCGCTGCTGGCGGTTCCCCGGAACTCAGCAGCCCGACGATCACGCAGCCGGGAGATACTACCAGATATAAACATTCCTCGCCTTTTACCGGCCAGATTGGAACCGTGACCATTGTTCCGGGGACAGGGGGCGATCAGCCTACAGACCTCTATGATTTGGAAATGCGGGATGCTGATAACTCCGGTATCGACTATCTGGGCGGTATGGGCGACAACCTATCAAACGTAAACACTAAGATTGGGACTCCCCTGGATGAAGTCAGCGGGGTTACATTTGACTTGCTGAACCGCCGCATTATCCCCTATGCGGCTAATGTTGGCAATAGCAAGATATTCACCGTCAAGATGATTCTACGGTTTAAGGAGTAGGGATATGAAACGCCTTCTCAAATGGGCCTGGGTGCCCCTGATTATCGCCTTATTCGTTGTCTTCAGTCTTGCCCCCGGTGAGGCTCAGAAAGCGGCTAATTTCTGGAAGCGCGTGGGTAATATCTTATCTCCCCGCATTTCTGGGGACATTATCGATACGTCTAATCAGTATGCGTCGGACGGCTCCCCTCTGGTCCGGTCTACCGATCAGATCGGCAACGTCTTTTACGGGCCGGTAGATATTACGGCCTCGGCTTCTCTTTCCGCCACAATCACGGCTATCGGCGCTACCGCTGGCGACTTGTCTCTTGCCCAGACTTCCCAAGTAGGCGGGGGTCTCACTATCCCCGCGACGCTTCAGCTTAAAGCCCCGAAAGGGGCTACTATCACCGTGGCCAATGGCACTACCTTCACCTGTAACGGCCCCTTCGATGCAGGGAATTATCAGGTGTTCACTGGAAGCGGGACGGTGACTTTTGGGGCCGGTGTGGTAGCATCCGTCCTCCCCCAATGGTGGAGTGGGCCAACGGCTACGGCAGCGGCCTTAAATGCAGCTTGGCAGTCTCTTCCTGCAACTGGCGGCACTGTGGATTGCAGGGGCTATCAGGGGGCGCAAACTCTTACAGCCAAGGTGGGACCGGTAACAACTCCGAATATCAGTTTTCTTTTCGGTCCTGCCACTTACACTTTGTCTGGAGTAGCGGCTGCGCAAAACCCTTGGGGATATCAGTTTGATTTTCGAGCTGGAAATATATGGGTTTTGGGCGACAAAAGCGCGATGCCTAAGTTTATTACCGCAGATGGCACCCAATCTGGGCAGTTCTCATGGATTAACTTGGGAGCTGGGTCCGGGGGTGGCATTCGATACTGCGAACTGGATGGCAATAAAGCCGGGAATAGTGCTCAGATTGACGATTCGTTCCAAAGCGGGGTGTTTCTTGTAAATGATTCAGGATCGGGGAATACTGCCGATAGCCGTGCCACAGTTGAGAGTTGCCTAGTCCATGATTTTATCCACTATGGGATTCAGACCTACGGCGATAAGACCGGTGGGAATTTCTTTGAAGATAATTTTATCTATAATAACGGCAAAGCCGGTGACGCCCTTTCGACCG